ATTCACAGATCTTTACGGAAACGAATGCTCAATCCAAGATTCTAGCCTCGCCACGCAAGATGCTGTATGGGTTGGTATTGACGACCCAAAACCACAAGTGCTGATTCCCGGAGAAGGATGGCAGCCGGTTGAGTTTCCAGAGGGAACCGCTTTCTGGACTCGAATGCATCTCGGAAGAGATCAGGCTGCTGAGTTAATTGAAGTGCTACAGCGATTCGTAAACACTGGGTCTATCTCAGAGTCGTTCAATCCTGAGTCGAATTAAAGAACCACAAGCCCGTCATCTACCACAACTAGCGTTCGATCTGGGAACAGTTCTTTCACCGCATCGACCGTAACATCTTCCCACGGCTGCCCGAGATCTGGCCGTGCTTCTCCGAACGTATGCACGTCATCAACCCAGATCACATCTTGCAGGTTCTCGCGTTCCCTGATCGCTTCCAGTTCTTTCCAGAGCGGAAATTCGGAAGTGGCTTCATTGCGCACTGAATGCCGCGACTGCGGACCTGTGTTAACAAAAATTCTTCGAACATCAGTTGCTCCGATTTCAAACAATGATCAGATCGAACTTGCGGCCATGCGATGTGTCACCCTCGATTACCTGCGAAGCACAGAGCAGATTCTGAATTGCTTCCGACAGCGCCCTTTCCTTGGGCCGGTTCGTGTCGTCCACGATAATGACCGCGCCTTCCTTGACCAGCGATTCGATAATCTCAATCACGCCGCTGCGTTTGCCTTCCCCGGCTGGCCCGTCGATCAGAACACAATCATAAGGCCCGGGGGGGACATTAAGATAAAAGCCGAGACTGTTTATTGCGGAATGAACGATCTGTGTTCGTACTGTCAGTTCGTGCGACTTTACCAGATCGATCCATTTCTGATTATTGTCGATCGCCGTGTGATGGTGTCCCGCATAATTAAAGAGCAGGGTACTCAGTCCGCAACCAAATTCCAGCGTTTTCGAATTCGGTTTAATATGGGTCGCGATAGCGTCCCACACTTCCTTGCCGATTGCCCCCTGTGAGTAGTCGCGATCCTGATTCCAGACCCGTGCCACTGCATCATAAAAAGACATAGTCCGCTTCCTTATTTGTGGATAAAAACAACATCTGCCGAGTAATCGAATTTTCGAAACACGGAATTGAACGGAGCCCCCTCAGCCCAAAACGGGAAGTACCGATAGGCAACTTGATTGTAGACAGCCATGTTCAAGTTCTTACGAGCTGCCTTGACCCGCTCGAATTCACCACATAGCGTATTAACAAAGCTCTTTGCAATGTGATACTTGCCGCCCCAGTGACCGCTTGCCAGAATCGTCTGGTTCAGTGACTCGGGCGGAACATCACCGTAAGCCTGCTTGAATTTATTGACCATCCATCGGCCATCTGGAGTGGCCTTGTTATTCTTCCATTCGATGCGTTCGATACCCAGAAATAGATCGTGCTCCGGGAACAGATCCAGCATTGATTCCGGTCTGCGGTTCATTCGCACATCAAACAGATCGCAGTACCAGACGGTTACATACTCGTGATATTCGAGCCAGTCGCGAATACAGAAGTGCCGGTAATCGCAGACGGAATAGATCGGCGAGACCGGAACCCGAGAAAAGGAAACCAGTTCGCTTGACCAGCGGGAAACAAACTCATCAGAGAGCAGGTCGTGAAAGATGATTAGCTCAATCCCCAAGCGTTCCACATCGCTGATGAGTGGTTCCACTTTGGTGTCATCGTCAATTTGCATCTGGCCTTTACCCTGGGGATCGGGAAAGCCTGTGAAGTAGCAGCTAAACAGCATCAGGGTTCAGTCCTTTTGAGTAGTTCTGGTTTGTTTTTTATCCAGTATTCCGAGACATCAACCCCATTCAGGCAGCCGAGAAACTCTCTGGCAGCCAGTGACCAATTGCGTTCTGCTGGATCCGGAAGCGTTTCAACCTTCGGCATTTTCTTCCAGTCATCGCGTAGCAGTACCAGTCCTTTTTGGGACTTGCCAGAAACGTGATAAGATCCAGTGTGCTGCCAACGATAAACGTAATAGGGGGGATACTTCTCGCACGGATCAGCAATCTGGCATTGCGTGCGTCTGAATGCTCGCATCAGGTCGAGATCTTCGCCGCTATCTCTGGCCGTGTAGCCTCCTGTTTTTTTAAATGCTTCCGGGGTATATGCCCACGACCCGTGAAAGATTCCTTTGCCGCGATCCAGTAAAAGCCGCTTGTCTGAATTCGCTTCTGAATACACTCGCGTCGGCTGGGAAACGTCCGCTCTCTGTAACGCCTCAGAATGAGCCCTGAGTGTCCATGCGCAGTAACCGTCATCATCATCCATGACAACAAAGCCGTCAGCATCAGCGGGAGCCATGGCGGCTACAGCGTTTCGCTTTTCTCCCAAAGTGGGATACTTGTTTTTCTCCGAGATGATAGACCAGCCGGGGCCACTTGGCTCCGAGGGGTATTGCCCCACATCGTCCAGTATCAAGAGCTGCTTCTTATCGTCTGGATAGTCGAACGACTCGAAGTCACGAATCATGGATGCCAGCAGTTGCGGCCTGAGATAAGTACAGCAGAGGCAGACGAGCTTTGGTAATGTCATTTAACCTGCTCCAGAGGATGCAACGGATTGGAAATTTCAAAATGCCGATGATGGGCCGGACACATGGCGCACGCCGGCTCTGCTTTCGTGGCAAAGAACTGCTGCAACTCTGCGTCTGAGCAGGTCGGATATAGTGGGCGATACGATAGATACTTCTGCCATTCGTCGCCGAGCTTGTGTTTTTTATCAACCAGTCCCAGATACGCCAACTGTGGGCATTTCCAGATTTTCCCCCCGAATATTTGCGGGCAATGTTTCGCAACACAGATCTTGTAACTGCTTTCCGGGTCTCCGTCGGTAAACGGTTTCATCTCAGATCCATAACCCTCGAATGTCGTGCGCCATGTTTTCGCCGATGTCCGAAACGTCAACTTGAATTTATATTGAGCAGACCACTGGTCAAGTAGTTCCCGCACCGGCTTCAGCTTCTCGGTATATTCTTCGCCGTCGTGATGCACAGAAACGGCCAGATCACAGCCAGTGTCTTGCAGGATTTTCGGCAGGTCAGGGTGTCTGTGTAAATAGAATCCGTTTGTGATCAGTCTCAATTGCGAGAGGGGCCATTGCTTCCGGCATTCGTGCACGATTCCGCAGAGTTCTTTATTTAGCGTCGGTTCGCCTCCCAGGATCGAAAAGAACTTCGGAGCCAGACGGCCGCTCCACTGCATCATCTGGGCGCTGATCTCAGCCAGGGGAACGTTTTTTCCCACCTGCATATCCGAAAAGTGTGAGCAGCTTTTACAGTGCAGATTGCAAGCGTAGGTCGCGTGAATTTCAAGATTCGGGATTTCTAACATTTGAACTCTCTGATTGTGTTACTTGTGAATCGACAGTCCCCATACAGACCGAATTGAATATCTGGGGGATTGCCATTGAACATGGTTCGCAGGCTTGTGAACCGCAGGCCGTTTACCTCGACGAATCCGTCATATTCGACGTGTCCCACTTTAGTGAGGCGGTTCCAGAGGCTACGCCCGATGGTTTTTATGGGCATTGATTAACTCCGTTTCCCTTCTGTCGTCGCGGATTGAATCGCTGTAAAGCCCACCGTCATTTTTATGCGTTGATGACACAAACCACCCAGTCTGATGTTTTACTACAACACCCGGCACACTGTTATTGAACATAAAACAATAAGCCGCGATGTCTTCCATCCCCGGAAGATTTATATCTTCAGGTTTGATCTGAACGTGATCAGTGTGCCATGCCATTACTCCGGTTCCCGGCACGTCCACCCGGACATCATACGGAACTTCCCGCCGTGCATCGTAGACGGTACGGTTTTTATAAAAGCTTTCAATCTTGCCAGGTGGCAATCTGCTTCCATGAGCGCAGACAATACATTTATGCTTGGTGATAGCTTCGGCCATCTTCACCACATACTCAGGCGGGTAAATCAAGTCATCGTCGCATGTAAAAATAAACCCGCTCAACTTATCAGACCAAAGAAACTTTCGACAGCTCATTGCTGAATTGTCCCCGAAAACAAGTTCTATTTTCGGATTCTTCAGAAACTCCGGGACGAATTGATAATCGTTTAAATGCACCTTGATCGCATCTACCTGATTGATCAGAGACGCGATGGTTTTCTCCAGCGCATAGACTCGCCGGGGGATCGTCGCAATACAGGCCGTTATTTTGTCTCTGTTGGTGCTGGTCAACCGATAGTCCGAATCCAATACATCATCCTGAGTGTCGAGGGTTCCATGCTGCCGAGGATCATTCAGTCCCTGCCTTTTCCAGAGTTGATATCGGGCCACGCTTTCGTTTTTGATCTGGTCGCGCTCCGAAGATTTCAAGCCGTACTTACCGTCGGAATTCGAAAGGCTGTTGCTGCATATTCTTCGAAGTGCTGTCACCTGGTCCGAGAAGAAAACACGCCCGCCAACGTCGCTCGGAAATTGGAGTCGCTGAGAGAACTCCGTATCGGCTGCACATTGCCAGTTGCCATTAAATCCATTTAACGCTTCGAAAGTTCTTTTACGGATCACCATCGTGCCGTTAACCAGCCGGGGATACGGCAGACCGACTTTTCTTCCAGAGTCGGCTATCGGGTGCTTTTCGATTGTCGATAGATTATGTTTTGTGTGCAACTCCAGCGGGTTCAGAAACTGAGTCATCACGCTTCCCCAGGCATCGGCTTTGTTCCCTTCCATGTCGGAGATAGCAGTACCAAAGTGATCCGGGAGGTAAATGTCGTCGCTGTCTGCAATGCCGATAAATCGCGTCCTCGTGTGATAAAAGAGGCTGTTTGCAATCGCATAAGGCCCGACATTCCTTTTTGTTTTGTACCAGGCCACGTTTGGCAGATACCCGTACCGCCGCTTTAATTCCGTGTCGTCTTCTCGCGAACAGTCATTGACCAGATGAATAAACGGCTTCACGCCGTGTTGCCAGAGAATCGAATCAATCGTCTGGGGAACTAAATGCAGATTTTTGTAATAGGGGATAAACACATCGATATCGTAATCGCTCTTTTCGATGTCTGGCGCAGTGTCTCTGGGGGCCGAGCCCACAATCAACAGGTCCGACTTAATCCACTTATCCAGCCTTCCGAATGACTCCACGGGTTCGCCTGACTGAATCCGCTTGAAGTGCTCTTCCAGATCCTGCCTGATCTTCCAGCGTTGAGTAGACCTGATTCCCAGCTTTGCGCAATTGGTCAATGATGTTCGATGCAGCCGCCGTTGTGCAACAACCTTATCAGAGATAAACGACTTGTAACCCGCTTCGCTGGCCCGCCTCACCAGGTGCGTGTCTGCACCGACAACGCTATCATAATATCCATTCAACGCCGCAAAAGCCGTCTTAGTGATTGCCAAGGTCGCATGTACGATATTCCCATCTGGTACGGATTTCTCTGGCCTGCCTGATGTAATGATCGGGAATTGTCTGAATGTCTCTTTCAGCACATCGCAGGAGCCATCCCGGTAATCAACGAACTGTTCCATGCTGGCCCCGAACAGATCACGCCCCGTGTCCATCAAACAGGCAACGGCATAGAAGCAGTGGTTCGGATGGTAGATATCATCTGAGTCAGCCATCAGAATAAAGTCGGTCTCCAGATAGTCAAAGACCATCATCCGTGCGGCATAGGGGCCAACCTGCTTGCGCGTGAAATACTTCCTCACGCCCGGCATATCAATTCCGTCTTCAGGGGAAATCCCGTCGCCGACCAGATGCAAGATCACTTCCGCGTTGTTCTGGTTTAGAATCGAACGTGCCGCCTCTTCAACGTAAGCGAGGGTTCCTGCGTGGTACGGCATGATCACATCGCAGCGGATCGGGTCACGCTTAACGTGTGAACCGCCCGGCTGCAGATTGTCCGTTTTTCGCTCCTGATAGTGGTAGTGCACCCAGTCGGTCTGGCACTGGCGAACCTCTGCTTGCGATTTCTCGCACAGATGACGCGGGCAGAATCCGGGGGCTTTACACTGGCACAGCGTTTTCATGTTTCACTTTCGGTTTTAATTCGTAATCGATTCCCAGGCTTTGAATGATGCGTCTGATTTCCGCGTCATCCATATACAGGCGAAAATGATTAACCGGATCGTCGAGGTTCATCCCGAGTTCCCGCCAGCCGATCAGATAATTCTGCAGCTTGTACGAATTGCAGATAGGGTACTTCGGGCCTCCCGGTCGGATGAAGCAGTGATTCCAGCGCAGGAACGGCAGGCACCATGTTTTACGCCCGTGCGTTCGGTACTTTTCGTGAATGTATCCTTCCTCGCCGCCGAACTTTTTGAAGTCGGGATTAAAGCCCAGCCAGGCATCCTTGCGGCAACTGAATAGCCCGAGTCCGTGCATTCGGATTTCGAACGGTGGGCTATAGGGGTTATGCCCACGCGGGTCAGATCCCCATGTGCCATACATCCCGGCCCGCCAGACTTCATTCATGTGCGTTGCCATGTTGCCGTCCAAACCGTCATACAGCATCGGGCCTTGAAGCAGATCCTTTGTTTCGGGGTGCAGGTCGTACCACGCCAGCAGTCGGGGCAACACGTCCTTATCAAGCAGCACATGCGAGTCCATACAAAGCACTGCCGGTGTGCTTGCGACCCGGAAGATGTGATCCCGTGGCGCTGCGGTCCCGCCTTTTTCGAACGGGATGTATCGCCCGTTGTTTACCCAGTTCTCGACATAATCCTTCGTGGCTTCGCCGTGGCTGGAATTCGGATTGTTGTCAACGACGATGAACTCGACTTGATCCATCAATTCAGGGTAGTGCTTCCTGATGTCCTGAATCGTGAACCAGACGCCCCGCACATCATCATAGACCGCCATTCCAATTGTGAGTTTTTTCTTCAACCTAACCCCCTGCTGTGAAATCAACTGTTTCCGGAATGTTTCCGCATAGATTCGGAATTGGTAACGCATTGACGTCTGCGGTTCCACTTGCCCATAGGCCACCGGCTGACGTTTGAAGTTCATACGTTACGATATGTTCCGGACCGTAAGGGTCATGGGTTTCATACATAATAATGATTATTCCAACGGAAACATGCGATGGAGAGTAACACCCAAAGTTCATTGTGATATTACCATAGATTCCGATTTCTTTTTGAAAACTGATTTGTCTAAAAAATGTGTGCACTACATCAGCCACACCAAAGGTATGATTTGTTGCAAATGCTGCCTCTGTTTCAGGACTGACACAACCATCAGATACAAAATCACTAAAGTCAAGCCCGCACGTTGCGCCGGGATTTACAACTGGTGGATTTCCTGGGGTCATCGGCAGACCACACCAAATTGCAGGAAACGGACTCGCCGTTGTCGTCGGCGCGACTGTTGTCCCCGGCGCCGTCGTTGTCGGCTCACCTGTCGTTGTCGTTGTTGGCTCACCCGTCGTTGTGACCGGAACTCCCACGGATGGAAAATCTGGATTCCCCCTGCCGCCATCTTCAGCATTGCCGATAATTCTTGCGCAGACTTGATCCTCCGGCGTAGATACATTTACGGTGGATGGCCAGAGGTTTGTTTCAACGACCATGCCAATTGAGTCGATTGTTCCCTGTTCGACTTGACCGAACCTATGAGAGATAGACCGCACGCGACCATAGGTTGCGTCTAAGACCAATCCTCCGTTTCCGTCGGCGTAATTCAGCAGCACAACATCTCCCGGTTGTACGTGTGAGCAATTCAGGAACGAACTGATCTTGATCAACTTGTTCATTTTCAGACGGTAGAGCAGCCAATTCTCGGTAACGATCGCAACGGACGTCGGGTACTGATAAGCCCAGAGATCCATCTCGGTTCGCTTCTTTTCAAAAGACGCGATCGCTTCATCGCTCGACCGCGATAGCCTTTGCTCCGGGCTCGGAATAGCCTGTCGAAACTTCGAAACGATCTCAGTCGGATAGTCTTTAACAGGCGTCATCTCGATTGAAAGCGAGCCATTAAGTACATTGTCTGGGTTCAGCACTGCCTGATGGTTAGAATAATCGCTTTCTAAATACCGTAAATAAATCTGGCCTGTATCCCAGAAAGCAATGCAGTTCGATTGCATTGCCAGCTCGCTGATCAGTTCATTGAGTTTCTTTTCTTCCCGGATTGCAAATCCCATCTTGGTAACAACCTGGCTGGCAGCAAGGGAAAATGAATCGTTGTTAATGTACTCGTCTGCAATGTTGCCTATGAACGGACTCTCTAAAATATGCTTCATGATGTCGGCAGGATCTTCGATCGCATCGCCTTCATCGTTCATAATACCTTTGATTGTGGCATAGATTGTTTCTTCAGGAAAACCGTAAACAGTTGGAGGTGAATTAAGCGTCAGCGTAGTCAGGCCGGGATCGTCAGTTTCCCTACCGATCGTCGCGTTGTGGCTCTTGTCGTTCAGGTTTACCGAATAGGCATTTGTGTTGTAAGTTAAAAACACATCCCTTGTTTGGCCACCTCCTGCAGACCCTGATGATGCAAGAGCCTCGATCCTCACGACTTCCTCTGATGGCAAATAGTTTAGTAGGTATTTGAAAGTCCCAAGTTCGTAAACGGGTGCGCCAGGAGTCCAATTAAATTTAGTCTGAGCAACTGAACCGATTTTAAATTCTGTTGACGAACTGGCCGTAAAGTCAGGAGGCTCTTGAACTATCGCAACCTGGCTTCCTTGATAATCCCAGGTTGTAATCATCGTTTCATACCAGCCGCTGCCATTGTTCAACCAGAGCGGATTGCCCCTGAGGGTAAACGTGGGATCTGCGAGGACTGATTGATTGATCATGATGTATCGCTGGCCTTCTGCTGCGTATATGCCCGATACATTGCCGCTGTAAAGGATGCTGCTTCTGGATGTCACATTAAAAAACCGTGATGTCTCATTCGCAAAACTGCCCACAACTGACTCAAAGTTATTTGGGTAACCGATAATCAAAGTTATTTGTGATCCAGTTGTAAAATACAGCTTGCTCGCTTCGTCGTGGATAACGACAGTTTCATCGTGCTGGCCAAACGCTGATCCAAGATACCCCTCTCCAGGTCGATCAATCACACATGCGGGAACACGCTTGCACGGATTGCCGTAAACAATCGGCATCATCTTTCCGTCACAGCTTGAGCAGTTCACCTCTGGGAAGTCGTCTTGGCTGATCAGTCGCCCGATTGATTTATCAAAGTGCTCCTGCAAGCCCTTCATACTGACGGACCATTGCACATTGTTCTCTGTCCATGACAGCGGGGTTGTCAGAATCCCAGCAAACATAACCAGTTTGTCAGCCCATGCAGTCCCATCAAACCAGAGATAGACATAGGCAATTTTATTTTGCACACCCGGATAAGTTTCAAACAGCGTTCGCAACTCTCTGTCAGCATCGTTAAACGTGATTGTCAGTTGATCAAATCCACCGATCTTGCCCGGTTCTGCGTTGAGTCGTAATTCTCCCCAGCTATCGATGCGACCCTCGCACAGAACCGGACCGTGCAAAAGTTCTTCTGAATAATATTTGATGCCGACTTCGCCACCAAAATCAACCTGCAGGATGTATCGCGGGAATGCCCCTGCGACTTTCTCTTTCTCCGTCTCTGTTGCAGATGCGAGCGTCCTAGCCATTAAAACGATTTCCCCCGTCTTTTGCCTTCTTGCTCAAGAGCATCATAGATGTTTGGAATGTCATTCTGATTCAGCTTTGTGATGTTCGGGAAATTGAGATCGATCTTATTCGTCTGAGTTTTTACAGTCTGCAGGCCCGGATCATTAAACAGACTGGAATTCGTCACGCCGGAAAAGGTTGGTGGTGGTGCCTGCGTGATGGTGTCGATCTGATTAAACAGGTTGTCAATCATGTCCTGGATTCGCTTACGCGCGGAGTACGTATCCACCAGCGTCATATTCTGCTCAAGTTGCGTGATCTGATTACGAAGATTCGCGGCCTGTCCCTGTGCCGATGAATAGAACGATCTCAGCGTTTGCATTGCCTGCTCGGAACTCTGCGAGATCCCAGAAGCAGCAGAACCAAGACGCTCTCCAAATCCATCAAGACCAGTGCGAAGCTTGCCAAATCCTTCCGTGACAGAACCGACCTGGTTGTTAAAACCGAATAAGGCATTGAATGATTGTTCAACAGCATTCGAAAACTGCTGCTGTCTGAATGCGATGATGCGATCTTCCAGAGCGGTCTTGAAATCCTTCTGGCTGAACTTGCCTTGGATCAATCGTTTGCGTTCTTCGGCTGCGGCTGCCTCGTTTGCAGCTTCAGCAGCCTTCTGAGTCTGATTCGTTAGTGAAGCGATTCCGCTTTCGTATTGCTGCAGTCCAATTTTCCCAGAGAACAGCATCTGTCGTAGGCTGATAAATCTAGAAGCAAGCGAACTAAACTCTTCGTTAGGAAGTTCCGCTTTTAACCCCATTAACTTTTGTCCTAGATTATCCAGCGACTTATCCAACGCGTCTTGTACCTGCTTTTGCTTTTGCTCTTTCTCCTGTTCTTTGGTAATGACTTCATTGGCTCGCATTGCAGCACGCTGTGCGAGTATGTCCATATTCTCATTTGTAAGTTGCCCTTCGGCCTGCAGGCGACTAAATACGTTTGAGAACGTAGACTGCAAACGAGGCGTCATCCCTTCGACGGTTCCAAGGAACTCACGAAACTGCTCTTGCGTTGGTCCCAAATCAATAAAGTCTCGAATCCTTGAAAACCCTGGCGTCTTCTGGTCAACCTGATCACGCTTTGCATCTCTAAGGATGTCCGAAATTTCACCCTGTTTCAATTCGACTTCAGACGGCATGTTAATAGCGGGCTGGTCTGAATCGTCGAACGCACCGACATTACCGGGGCCAGCACCTTTCTGCTGCGGCTTACGCTGGTTTTTTTCCATCTCGAAGCTGGCATCGCCGATATGGCCAGCGAGGCCATCCCGTGTCTGTTGTACCTTCTTAAGACCTTCATTCAGCTCTTCAAGCTCTTCCTTCGCCCCCTTCAGGATTCCGTTTCCAGACAACCTTCTCCAGGCAACATCCAGCCTTTCAACTCTTTTCTGCGCAGCTTCTATCTGCTTTTGATAAGAGCCTGCTTGGTTGTTTGTTTCTTTTAGAATCTCTTTCAGTTTCTCGATGCGAACTGTAGGGTCTTCTATAGAGAGGATGTTATTTAACTTTCGATTAAACCTTTTGTCAGTGATTCGTTGCAGTTCGCTGTTTAGCTGAATAGCCCGCTCAGTCTCTTCGTTCCACTTCTTGATGAACTCGTTATTGTCGTAAATATACTTAGCACCGAGCGCAATCAGTGCCAGTCCGAGAGCGACCAACCCACCCTTCAGAAGGTTGGTTGCTGTCAGCATCCCGCCCAGTTTCGTTCCTGCCAGCACTGAGGAACTCCCCATAGAAACCAAGGCGTTGCCTGTGCTGATCAATGCTGTCCCCAGACTCGTTATCGCCTGCGTAACACCCAACGTGGCAGCGAGCTTCAAGGCCATCAGTGCAGATAGCAACCTTGGATTATTCAGGAGAAATTCAATAACCGGACCCATGAATTTTTTCATCATGGAATAGGCTTCGCTAAATGCTGGTGCTGCTTTATCGAGCCAGACAACTACATCGCCAATCGCCTTAACAAGGCCAATGACCACACCGGACATTTTCTCAACGATATCTGTTCGGTGTGCGTCGAGATATTTTTCTATCGTCGAAATCGTCTGCAGCAGTGTCGGATTCAGCTTCTTGCCAACCGATATAACCACATCTTTAACAGAAGACTTTAGGATGGCGTAACGACCGGCCAGTGTCTTCAAATTCGACTGCTCGAGTTCCCGGGCAATACCCTGATTGTTTTCCAGCTCATGAGTGTAACGTCTGAGTTCTGCTGTTCCCGTTGACAACAGAGCAGCCATCTGGGGGCCACCACGCGCCCCAAACAGCTCCATGATTTTACCACCCGACATCCCAGCAGCTTCAATCTCCTGCAGGATGTCAAACAGAGGCCGCATGTTGCCGGATGCGTCGAGGGTCTCAATCCCCATCCTGCGCAGTTTGTTCGTAACTTCGGGAGCAGCACCAGCAAGTTTTGCTAGAATATTGCGTAAGGCTGTGCCTCCAAGCGATCCTTGGTAGCCTTTGTCGGCGAGTTTCGCAAGCACCGCCGAAGTCTCTTCCAGTGAGACATTCAATGTCCTTGCCAGTGGGCCTACAGGCTTTAGTGCTTCTGCCAGCTGGACCAAATCGGTATTGGACGTTGTAAACGTCGCAACGAGCGTGTCATTGATGCGCGTCAGTTCTTCCGCTTCCATGCCATAAGCACGCATGGTTTTTGCTGCAATGTCTGCGGCCTGACCAATCGACAGTTGCGCGGCAGATGCTAATTGAAGCGTGCCTGGCAGGGCCTTCATGATCTCATTTGTTTTAAGGCCGGCCAGCCCTAGGTTCTCCATAGCCTCTGCGGATTGAGTCGCAGAAAACTTTGTGGTTTTTCCGGCCTCGCGTGCTGCTTTCTCCAGTAATGCGAAGTCACGAGTTCCCAGAGTCTTTGTAACAGCACCAACCCGCGTCATCGTCTGCTCGAACTTCGCAAACGTACTGGCAGAGATCAGGCCAATGGCACCAATGACGGCGACGATCCTTGCCCCAGCCGAAGCCGTGTCTCTTGCAGCAGACACCCACTGTGTACGCAGTTGCCTGGTCGCCATGATCGCGGCTTTCATGCCACGAACGAACGAACCCGTTTTCGTGCTGACGATTGCCCTGAGCGCGTGGATGGTAGAACTCATTACGGCGCCCCCGTCGTCGTGGCTGCGGAAGTCGTTGTGGTTGTCGCTGCGACTAAAGCAGGCTCAGGCCCCATGTACTTAACCGTCAGATAATCATGCCGACTTCCTGACGTAGACCAACCGCTTGATTCTGGTGCCGAATACAGTCCGACTCTGGTTTGGTCATTAAACAGCGTTTCATTCGTAGCTGTTATGAGTGCTAATCCAGCATCACCACCACTCACGATGATAGTAGATCCATCGTCATAAATGGCGAGCCCTCCGAACCCCGACTCAGCACCACCCACAGTTACGGAATAAGAGCCGATAGTAGTCGCTTCCCCGCCCGTCACCCTTTGCAGCACCAACACGTCATTCACGCTGTCCCGGTATGCAACGTAATAGTTGGAGCTGTCAAAGTATCGAAACACGATTCCGACCTTGCCGCCAACCGTAACTGCCACCTGCATATTGGATTGAATCCTCATGACACAGCAGTCCTGAGACACGTCCACGCCGCTGTCAATCACAGCCAGTGCAATGTCGTCGCCCGTTGCCGTCCGTGCCGCGTAAACCGTGTCGATTTCATAAGCAGCACCATGCCATTCCGCACCGACTAACGCCGTGTCTGGAACGTGGGCAGTTAGGTCGCCGCTTCCAGTGAAGTTGTCATTCAGAGTCGTTCTGAAATTGTCATACCGATAATAATTGAACAGTACAGAATCAGACGATGTAGAGGTGGCTCCCGATGATCGCGAATTATAAATCCCATGCACGGTAGAACCGCGATTGAAAGTGATCCCTGAATCGGCTTCGTAAAGAAGTGTTCCGTCTGCCGACAGCAGGAATGTGTCGTGAAAAACAACCAGCTTCAGAATGTGGAACCCACCATCATCACAGGTGAAGGCTGCTTCGCTGACCAGCGTTTCTGTGCCACTTACCATCTTTCGTAGCTGGATCTTGTTTGTGTCGGGGTCCATAATGGCAAGCAGGTAATTGTCACTGTCAACGTACCGGAAGAAGAAACCAGCACGCTCACTATTCGTCAGGGCCGATGGAATTTTAATACTGGCACACACCGTGAAGTCATAGCTGTCATCGCCAGAGTTTGACTTACATAAAGCGCGATAGGGACCGTTCGTTCCATCGTCGGAATTGACCGCGAACGCATAGCCGCTACCCGCCTTGAATGTGAAGTTTGAAGTACCGCCATCTTTATCAGTCCAAGCAGTCTCAGAATCTAAGCTGCTGACACTGTAGCTCAGGGCATCATAAAACACTTCGTCGCCATCTTCGTCACACGAGATGCACGCCCCGAATGCCTCAGGTGCTCCCGTTGTGGTTGTCGTTGCCGGTCCCAGCGTGGTAGTCGTTGCGGGCGCGAGCGTTGTTGTGGTGGTCGTTGCGGGCGCGAGCGTTGTTGTGGTGGTCGTTGTAGTAGTCCCACCCTCAGTGGTCGTGCCGCCTTCGGTCGTCGTCGGCTCGGCTGTCGTTGTCGGTTCGCCCGTTGTGGTAGTCCCGCCATCAGTCGTGGTCGGGCCATCCGTTGTGGTTGGATCACCTGTCGTCGTCGCGCCTTCTGTTGTCGTGGGTTCACCCGTCGTGGTCGGCTCAGCCGTCGTTGCGGGCGCGAGCGTTGTTGTGGTGGTCGTGGTTGTTGTCGCCCCTTCGGTCGTTGTCGGCTGGGGTGTCGTCGTCGGCTCCGCAGTCGTGGTTGTTGTGGTCGTGGTTGTCGTAGTCGTTGTCGTGGTGGTCGTCCCAGACGCTCCTGGTTGCCCTTGTAATTCAAGAGTAATCGTAGTGCTGAAAGTGTTGGAATCATCACGCTGCCAGCGCAATTCCGTATCAATGAATCGAACACCCGCATAGACAGTCCCATCTGTGTAAGTTAGCGTAAAAGTATTTGTCGGACCTTTGACAGAATCGGTAAAGAAGTTCTCTAGATCCTTCTGATTTGCGTAAGTCAGATTGCCAAGCGGGAGCCGCCATTGCCACGTCTTACGCTGGGTCTTTCGGTAAACGTACCGGGTATGATTTGCAGACTGGCCAGTCACCCACATGGGAAGTAAGCGGGGCTCTGTTGATCCGTCAGGACCGGCGATTTCCACCGAATCCGTGCCGTCGTTCAGAGTGATCGAAACTTGACCTGACATTGGTAATCCAATCCTTAAACTGCTGCTCTGCTTCCTGTGGCGTTAAGCCAACAGACTTCAGCCACTCGACTTCCTTCGGATGTTTTTCAATCCATTCAATCCCCTGGTCGTGAATTGCAGAGCCGATCATGTTGATGCGGTCCTGATGAGCGACCGTCTCGTAAACCGACTGCGATTCGAAGCCGATGTTATTCAGCTTCTGGATGTCTAAATAAACCTTCTTGGCATCCTCAGGCTTCCACTTCATGTGTGCCGCAGCCTGAAATTGCCAGTTGATTCTGTTTGCTTCTTCCCGTTTGATTGCGACGTAATGTGTGTAAAATTCTCGGACTCGCAGCCCCCGGATTACGCCGGGGGTCCAGCCGTAGGCGCTGGCGAGGACAGATTCCCATTGAACGTGCCAGCAAGCTGAGAAAAGATCCCTTCGATTGACTCGCGGTGTTCCTTCGGGATCGCCGCGATAAGTGAGTTTTTTTCCAGCCTCAGAAACTCCATGAAGTCATTGGCACCCATGACGGCCTCTCGCAGTTTCAGTCCGTCGCTGGCTCGCAGCTTCATCTTTTCAAGCGAGACTTCAGGCTCTTCCACGCAGCACTCTTCTGCCAGATAGAGCGTGTTCGTATCAATCGTTTGCAGAAACAAACCGATCAGACGCGGGATAGCCGGTGCTAATGTGGTGTAATCCAGATTGACATCATCACTGCCTTGGACTTCCCCCAGGATCACACTGAGGATGCCCTGAGAGGCTTCGTCAGACAGCAGAGACATTACTTCACGTTTGATCAAAAACCAGCCTTGCAGGCTCATTTCACCGATCTCAAGTTCTGCTCCATTGCTTAATGGAACTTTGATAGTTTCACTCATAATTGTTTAGTCCGCTTTTAATAATGAGGTTTTAAATAAATAAATCCGACAACCTACTTGCTGTCGGGTTTCTCCGGTTTCTTTGTTTCTGGGGCAGCCTGTTTTGTTGTCGCATTTGTAAGCTCAGCGTGCAGGGCCTCGAACTCGTGAGCCAACGCTTGCACAAAGACCTTAGCCGCCTGTTCAACGTCTTTGCCCGACTTGACCACTGCCTGCAGGTCTCGGTAGGTGAGTCGCGAATCATCGCCGACCTTGCCACCACAGCACCGCAGCAGTGCTCTGTAAGATCGATCAACCGCATTGAAATCACACTTTCCATCGGCAAAGTGCTTGACTGCTTTTGCCAGGTTCACAGCTCGCTCTTGTGCTTTTTCTGGGTACATGTCTGAAAGTTCCTACGAATGAAATATAAAAGAGCGGGAGCCGCTGCGGTGTCGGAATCCACAACAGCCCCCGGCGCCCGGTGATTACGCAGCAGCAAAATGAATCTTGCCAATCAGTTCGCCATCGTCGGCAGACTCATCGCCAAGACATTCGAATTCGACGTTGAAGATACGATCTGCCTCGTTGTTGAACGGGATCTCAAATTCACCGATCGAGACGGTACGATTGAACGAGACTTTCTTGGCTGCTTCCGCAGTCAGGAACGGAATGACCTCAGCAGCTTGCGGCGTGTAGATATAACCACCGCTGCGACCGATGCCGATATAGGCCGCACCAGAACCACCAGTCTCATCATTACCAGCCGCATACACTTCTTTGAGCGTAGCAGCAGACCATTCCGCAAATGGGATTGTCATCCGGCATTCATCGCCAGTATGCCGCAAGTTCATTGCCGTCGAACCAAATTGATCCACGGTAACCGGCCTGGTCTTAGGACTGAACTTTGTTGAGATGCCGCCCTGTGTGTGGCCAATCGCAGTGGCGCCAAGAGTCGCATAACCAGGACCGCCTAATACATTGTCTACGTCACTTGTCATGATTAAACCCCTTCAGATTTAGGCTTTATGGTCAGTCTCCATGAACTGGCCAGATGGTGAATAAAGTTATCTTCGTCATCAATTTTGAATTCCAGCGGATAAGAATCATCGCTCTGGTGCATCTCGGTGATGCAATAGTTCGTTGAGTCAATGCCCGCTGGCTCCTTTAGTGGAATCGAATAATTGTTGATCAGGCGCCCTTCAATACGCTCATTCAAATACGGATCAAACGAATAAATATTGATCTGCAAGTTCACCCTGCGGCGACCCACATACGTTGCATTTGGTACTGACGTATTACTGAACCACTGGAGCGAAACAAACGGGAACACTGGTGTTGAATTCGGCCAGCCTCGTTTGACGCGGTTTGCACCGATCAACGCAGCAAGGCCACTGTCTTCATTCAGTGCCGTCCATAATGCTTTTTGTGGTTCATCCAGGCTCATCTGATGTATCCTCTGTGCGAATTCGTATCACGCACCCAAGCGATGTAAAGACTAATTCTGGTTTTTCTCCTTCAGGACCGATCTCACATTCGATTCTGCCGTTCTGCTCGCGGTATTTCAGGCTGTGATTCGCGTAGCCTTTCGTCAGTGAGTTTGCCAGATAGTCCTCGAATTGCTGGGTCATGCGATGTTCCTTTGCGAAGAACGGGGAGGAGCTAAAGCCTGATCAAGCAAGGCAATCGCCCATGCTCGATTCTTGTTAAACGCAGGGCGTAACCACGGCATCTGTTC